GGGCGCTTTTCTTATATCCGCATCCCAATACCATAACCACAACCTACAGCCACGGAAGGGAGCGTGTAAGTGACGGAATCCGCACTCCTCCTCCCCACCTGCGACGTTTTCTATCTGGTTTTTTCGCAATTTTGATTTTGTGAAAATCTATGGGGATGGGTGATGCGTAGAGCACGTGCTAAAGCCCTTATCTACAAAGGCTTCGAGCGATACTAAAAGCCACTGGAAAAGGCTTGTATTGCGTCTTTTAGAATTTCAACAATTGTGATTTTTTTCGATAAATTGCAATAATGACGATCTAAAAAGATCTCGAATATGTCTTTAAATTATTGATTTTTATTGTGGTTAGGTGTTTTTCGTCAGTTTTTAATGATCTTGTGCAAGAGGTTGAATAGCACGTCGATGCGCACTGAGGTCAGCAATGACAAGGTGTAGAGAGCAATAAACTGCCAAGTATAAAATTTCAATTTTGTTCGTGAGTTTGGCCGAGCTTCTGAGCGGTGGCAAAGGTAAACGAAAACTCACTTTTGGACAAAAAAACGCCAATGACTTTGCTAATTTAAAAAAACATAAATTAAATCAGGTATGGGAAATCTATTAATAGTAGGTCAAATTCGCTAGACCACTACAGTTCTACCGTGTATACAACTGATTACTCTGATAGCATAGTTATATCCATGTGGCTATAGAGAGTAAGACATTGAGTGTATTCAAACAGATTGTTGGCGGTATCGAATATATGTTTCCCGCTTTTAAGTTTCAAAGTGCTGAGTTCGCTAAGAATATGCTTGAGGATGGTCAAGTGTACTTAGCTCGTATCTCTGACTTTAGAGACCCTGACAAGCACGGTGGAGCAATACTTGATAATAAAGAGGGACAAGTCTCGTTGATCAATACTATCAAGCCAAGTCAATGTACCGGAGGCTATACATTTGATGGCATGGATTTGTACCCTGACCGAGTAGATATCTCTGTTGATAATGCTTATGTGTTTTGCTGTACGAAGTACTTCCTTTCGGACTCTTTAACATGGGCGATGAATGAAGAAACACCTAAAGAATGTTGTGTTCTTATTACTGATGTTGAGGAATACATCAAGCGTATATCTGAAGCCCACAAAGACATACTGTCCTTTGATGCAGCGTTAGAGTGTCAATATATTGGACGTGAGATTGAGGTTAAATCTCAGATCCCCTATGCTTTTACTCAACGTTTTATCAGTAACCCTAAATTAGCAGGTTTTGTGAAGCCTGATAGTGGTAACTACAAGGCACAAAGAGAGTTAAGGCTTATGTGGTCTCCCATATCTGGTCAAGACTTAGGAAAAGGTCTTGCGAAGAATATTGATGTTACTGACTTGCTTATTCCTGTTCACTTTGAAGGCTTTGATAAAAACTTTTCTAGTCTTTCTTCTAATTCAGTAGGCGCTAGTATTATCACTAAAGACGGTAGTCCTAGCCCTACCTACCGATTGACTACACCTGCGCAAGTGCTTACGCCAGTCATCCATGGTGATCAACTTGGATTCATGAATACAAACAATAAGTTGATTGGATCTGTAGTGCGTAATGCTAATGTAGGTTTTCAAGCTGGTGGTAATACCCCACCAATAATATGTAACGTAGCTTTAGAAAATGTAGAGCGTATTGATATTGTATCTGCTTAGGCGATGATCTTGCTCTCTATGTAGCTATCTATTTCAGTGCTTCTATGTTGTGGTGGAATAGTATATGCGGCCTCTCAGACAGCAGAAAATGCATTGAATTTAAATAACTTTAACTAGGGTTAGTTGGTAAAAAACAGTAGTTACGTTCCACCCAAACTAGAAATGGGGCTTTACGCTGAATCTGCAGAGCAAAAGGAATTTTCTTTAATATTGATCTGTGGACGTTTTTGGGACACTTAAAATAAATAATAAATAACAAATTATTGATTATATTCAAATAAATTTATGATGGCTAATAAGACCACATTTTAAATCACCCTAACAGAGGTTAGGTCTAGCAAGGTATGGCGGGGCTTTATCAAATGCCTAACCATCAATAATCATCAATATTTATCTATATTATGAAAATTTGTGGACACAATGTGGTCATGATTGAAATTACTCGTAATGCAAATCTCCAAGTAATCCGTACATCAAATCACCGTCTATACAATTAAACGGTAATTTGACATATTCACTTGGATCTCTATTTATCGCCTTCGTGTCATTTGGGGCATTTTTTGTATGCCCTGACACTTTGGTTCCATCTGATTTGATGTAAGGTAGAACGATTAATCGACCGTGGTTTCTAGAAATTATTGCGCCTTCTGCCCACAATGTATTCTTACTTGAAGGGTTATCATATCGGTCGTTGACCATTTTTACTTCCCACTGAAGTGTAGATTCTTCATACCAGAAGACATGGTTTCCCCAGACAAGTACTTTTTGTCCTTTTGCTATCGCATCAGCGAGTAATTTTTTAACACTCGACAACTGGAGTAATTGGTTCGCCCTAGGCAGAAGCATTTTTCTGATGAGAGCTTTGTTCTTTCCCCAGTGTTCGTTGGGATCTAAATCGAATCCTTCACATATCCTAGCTCTGTGAAATAACGCCAAGTTCTTCTTGGTTGTTTTTCCGACATGTACCCATTCATTGTCGTTCACTTTCTTAAGAAATGATCCATAACGTGGAATTGCGGCAACTCTGACATAAGGAGTACTGGAAAGGATTTTAAAAAGTGGTTCTCGTAGTGACTCATGTTCTATTTTGAGCTCGTTCTTTGATGGGATTGAGTATGACTTCTTTATTTTCTTGGCTATGCGAAGCATCAGTGCTTCTTCTTTCGTGAGTCTAGTTCTACATTTAATAGCTTTGGATATTTTAAATTTTAGGCTTGCTTCGTCAGTGCTACTGAGGTTCAAAATAGCAATATTTTCCAACACAGCATTATTGTGCTTACTAATATAATTCATCCCTTCTTCAAGTGACGGGAAATCTCTCAGCTTTTTATCATCTATATGATGAAACCATTTAAGGGTACCATCGCTAAGTAAGTGAATGGAATCAATGACAAAGTGTTCATGAATTACTGGGTGAAATGTTAGCGAGAACCCTAATGGTGGATGCTCTTTATTTGGTAAATTAAATCTATACACCTTAATTACATTCCTTTTACTTTTGTAGGTTCACTAGCGGGTTCTTTGTAACCACATCTTCTAGGTGATCTGGGGCGAGGTGTGCGTATCGCATAGTTTGCTTAATATCGCTGTGCCCAAGAATTCTCTGAAGTGCGATAATGTTGCCGCCGTTCATCATGTAGTAAGACGCAAAAGTGTGGCGTAGCACGTGGGCAGCTTGCTGTTTTAGGCGTGGAACATTCTTCACAATGAATCGGTAAACTGTCGAATAGCCAATGCTAAACAATGGTCCCGAACCTTCCTTATAAATCACATCATAAAGTTCTGGGCTAATTGGCACCGAGCGATTCTTTTTACCTTTCGTTTGGGTAAACGTCACTTTGTATTTAGTGAGCTGCGCGCCAGTTAATGTTGCCGACTCCTTAAAACGCCCACCTGTGGCCAAACACAACTTTATCACCTTGTGTAAATCATCGTGAAACTCGTGTATTTCAGCATTGGTGATGAGGTTCTGCATTTCCTCAACAGTAAGAAATTCCATTTCCTGTTCGTGTAACTTGAATTGGCGAACCAGCAATAAAGGGTTTTCGCCTTTCCATTCACCCATTCGTTTCAGTTCAACAATTACCGCGTTTAATAAATCTTGTTCATTGTTGCAGGTTCGAAACGTAACCTTGGCTTTCTTTCCGTTAAGGTCTGCCACTTCACCTGCAAGGCGGCGGGTGCGGTATTCAGTGAACATTGATGCTGAGAATTTATGGTAAAGCGGGTCGCCCATAGCCAAGCCAATTACTTTCAACTTGTTGTATGTGTACTTGGAGTGAGCGAGTGATTGACCGTGGCGTTCTTGCCATAAGTCGATCATATCTAACAGGCTGCGGGTTTGGCTTTTTTCACCTAACCATGGTTTGTCGTCGGTTTCTTTTAAAACGAACTTCTCATAAGCAAGCGCCTCACCTTTAGTGGCGAAGCGCTTTCTTACGCGTTTACCGTTGCGACCATTCGGGCGAACATCGCATATCCATGGTTTTTTGTTGCCGTTTTCTGATTTACGAACAGACATTAGATACTACAGAAGTTTTTGAAACTAACCCTTGCTTGCCCGGCTGAAGATACTCCCACTGGCATAACAATTAGGTGTTTTTTTGTTATCTGGCATTGAACTTTATAAGGATCTGAATTTCCTGGAATTGTGGTGCTTTTTGTTACCCCAAATGGAGAGCCTAACCCATTGTCATGAACACAAACTAGTCGAGGTATGTAGTCTATTAGCTCTTCATTGCCATATTCGTTTCGAATTAATTGAAGAATGAAGTCAAAAAAAACTTTCGTTGCAGATAACTGTTTTACAATATTACCAACTTTGAGACCTTCAGATTTTAAGTCTCCGAAGTACACTCTCCATATACCACCTTCTTTTCTTATAACTACAAAATCACAGCGAGAGTTAAACGAGTGTCCTTTACATGGGCTTAAGTAAGGAGAATAAGTTTTATACTTACTATCTCCGGGGACATCGAATGTAATGCAGATGTCAGACTCTTTTATATGAGTAAGCTTTAAGTATTTAAGAGTTGCTTTTATTTGATCTTCTTTTAGAACGATGTAATTAAAACCAGACCGAGTCGGTTTTATCGTAAGAATCGCTTCATCAGCTAAAATACTGGTAATATTTCTTTTAAAATCACTCATCAACATCATCCAAATTAAAGTAAATTTCACTTTGAAGTTGGTTGGCACTGTTAATGATGCAATCGAAAATCTGAGTGTTAATACCTAACTGACCGACTTTCATCTCAGAAACCACAGCTTTATTGCCTTCATTTCCTACCATATAAGCTGATACCTGGGTCGGTTTTAGAATGTCAGATTGCTTGAAGCCGTGAGATTGCATGATGGCTTCTTTTTCATCAAATTCATTACTCAGCATAATGCTGTTATTTATTTCTCTAATTAAGTAATCACTATGAGTTGTGATTAAAACCTTAACACCAGTATTTACAAGGCGAGCAATGACACGAGCCATTAATCTTTGGTTATCAGGATGTAAGTTTAACTCTGGTTCATCAATCAGTAGTAAATCGTTAGGACCAGCAATCGATTTTATATACAAGTCCAGCAGGAACAGAGATTTAATTGAAGATGACGAAATACTTACAGGCAGAGTGTTGGATTCATCTTCAGTCGTAAACATGAGTTGCGAATTTGCGTAACTGAATGTTCCACCATTCACTTTATTCATCGCTTCAAGCACTTCTGGGTGATGTTCAGCGATAAAGCTATCTTCACGCATTTTCAAGTTAGCATCTCGAATTACATTAACATTGTGTTTTACTGGGGATGCATAAGTATATTGTTCACCGTGACTTAATTCCTCGAGGGTTTCAAATACCTCTGGCGGTAGGGATTCAAGTTCTGAAAAACGCTCTAATTCAGAGAACACCTCTTTTGCCTTTATCGTTGAACGGTCAATCTCAGGCTGAAAAACCATGCACCCAGTACGTTCTGATGTGATCACAAAAGGGTTTAAGGTGGAGTCAGACAAGTAAACTTTTGCAAGACTGGAATAAACTTCTCGTCTCATTAGATGACGAAAGAAGCCTGCTGACAATAATTTTGGATTAGTTTCTGACAGGTCAAATTCAATTTTAGCAATGTTTGAATTAGGCTCTTTTATTAATTGGACTCTTCGCCCATCAATGGTAGTGCCTTTGGTCTTATTTAAACAGAAGCCTGTATCCAGTGTGAAATGTGTATCGCTAAAGGTATTACTACTTAAGTTGAAGTAACCTGGTAGTTTATCTAAAGCAATAGTTGTACATAGCTCGAAAGCTCGTTCAAAAACGTGGAAGTGCTTATCTAGGTCGATAGAAGCTTCGCCTTCTTTAATCAATGCGTCCACTTCTTTGCTTAGCTCATCATTTATATGCATCGCGGTATTAGCTAAGCTGTGATTGACCGTTTGCAAACTATGGTTGATAAAGTATGACAACCAAGTTTTATTTGAGCTGTTTGGACCACAGATTATCGTGAGATCTTTTAGCTCAATATTTGCTTGTTTGATTTTTCCCAAATTTTCAATATCAAATTTCATTACTATTCTCTCTGCTCAATGGTGAGCTAATTACCCGCTTAACTAACATTACATCAAACTAAACTAAATCGTTTCTATTTCTTCTTCATTTCCATAGCGACGCGCCCAAGTACTTTTATATCGTCTACTTTTGCTTCAATGCAAGAATCACCAATGCTTATGGAAAGCTTTTTCCCAGGTAAGCGTTGGATGAAATTAATTGAAAGCTGCCCATCTATATCAATCAAGTAACTACCAGATGAAGGGTTGTTAGATTCTTTGTTGAGGTAATAAATACCTACATCATTTTCCACAACCAATGTGTAAGACGGCTTTAATCCAAAGTCATCTAACGTAGATAAATCTATAGTCCTTTTTTTTCCTTCAACCAACACCCCATCGTTAAGCATGTAAGAAGTTAATGCTGTTGTTGGATTTGATGGTTGGTCGAATGGCTCTCCCTCGCCTAAAGCTAGGTATTTAATAGAAGCTCCAGAGTTCAAATGTTCTCTAACGATAAGCTCAAAAGGTGTGCGGTCATGTCGGTGCCACGTGAGTATCGTTGATCGGGGTATGCCGAAGTAATCTGCAAGCTGATTGTATTGAGTGCAGTTAGTTACTTCTCTTAGTTTGTCCGTGAATTCTCGCCCTTTGAGGTAGTCAAACGGCTCTACCTTGGCTGGTATTCTGCTCATAAGTCCCACTATGTATTCATATGCAATCATCAGTGATGTGGCAAGTGTCACAAAAAACTTAGCAAAAAGCGGTCATTTGACTCTTGCTAATGTATTCATTTGCGATCAATAATGTATTCAGACGTTAAGTTGATGCTGTCATATTCCACCAATAAGCATCAACAAATCTCAAACAAGTAGGATACCACTTATGGCAACCGTTCAAATAGCAGTAGATGCGCCTAGCTGCACAAAAAAAGAGTTTTGTCGTCGTACTGGCATGTCTGGTTCAACATTCGACCGTCAGAAGAACCTTGGTCTTATCCCTATAGTGCCAAAAGAGGCGGGTAAGGCTCTCGTTCTCGTCAATATGGTTAAGTACACCCAAATGCTTGCCGAGCAAGAAGTATGAGTTATTCACTATTTGGGGCTATCCCACCTAAAACAAAACCCACTCAGCAAAATACTGGTTTGCAGCAATTGGCGAGTGAGTCTTGGGAAGAAAAACACCCAAACAAATGTCCTCTTTGGCTGAATATAGTCGGCTGGTCATTCGTTTTCGCCCCTTTCTTCTTTAATTGAGTATTAGTTATGGATGCAAATAACTCAATGTACGTATTTTGTGAGTCCAAACAAAAGTCATTTGACGAGGCTTGTTGTTCGTTTGCGAATTCTGAAAACATGGAGCAGATTGCTCGTGAACTAGGAATGAAGCCGGGAATGCTTCGTAACAAGTTGAACCCAGAACAGCCGCACGTGTTAAAGCCTGTAGAGCTGATTGCGGTTTCAAAAGTAAGCGGCAATTACACGCTTATTAACTGCCTTTTGCTTGGGCTCGATATGGTGGCAGCACCCGTTGAAAACGTAGAAGAAGCCGAAAGCATTGTAGAACGCCTGTTAAAACACAGCGCAAACGCTGGCGAACTGTCTACTTGGGCATTGCAACACGGTAATGACTCCCGCATTTCTCGCACCCACAAACAATCACTCATTCAAAAGGCACAAGCGAGCATCGGCAACCTTGTACTTCTTGTTAACGATGTTGAAAACCGCACAACTGGCGTAACCCCTCTCTTAAGTATGGGTGTGGATTTTATCGCTAATGGTGCCCCCATCCCTGGTTTAAGTTAGAGGACAATTTATGCAAGTCAATCAGTCAATCGCCATTCAAGTTAATACGTTAGAAGAAGCACTTAACATCGAAAATGTTGCTGCTTTGAATATCACTAAATACAAACAGAACTCAGTGGAAGGGCAAGAGAACCTACAAAGTAGCTTTGTTCGTATGTGGCGCGATATTCATAAGCAAGCAGGCGAAGTGTTAGACACGTTTAAAGTGAGTGAGGAGTAATCGTCATGAGCAATTTAGAAAAGCATTTATTCGAACAATCTTTCAATCAAATTGCGGAGCGTTTCTGTGTGAGCAACCAAGAACAGCAACACGAAATGTTGATTCAGTTAGACGCTATCGCAAAGAAGCAAGAACCGATCGCAACTCATCGACAACAAGAAGAGGTATTAGCGGATATTAAAGAAGCCATGAAAGCTGAACGTGCCCGTGTGTTTTTCGGTTACTCATTCCCAAGCTGGTATCGCAACGGTTCCATTGACCAAGTATCACAGCTTCACCATTGGGTGAACTTAGATATGAGTAATCGTCACTTGTTTCTTGAAATGCTTGGCCTACGAGATTTAGGCCATTTTGATGATGAAGCGTTATATCAATTCGAACAGTTTTGTTTGTCTGCAGTGGAGGATAACTGATGCTTAGTTATATAGCCATTACCTTGAATAGTGGCGGCGGCGTGGTTCGCCACGCTGAAACCAATGAGGTGATGAACCTTCATTTAGGCGAATTTGAAACGTTAGACCTTGCTATTGAATCGGCTTCTGAGTTGTTCAACTGTCATCACGTTATGAACGGCGTGATCATAAAGGGAAACAATACTGGCGGTCACTTGGTTATGGACACACAGGAGTTTAGCGAATTATGAGTTTTTACAAACAAGCTCAAAAACAGGCCGTAGCAATAAAAATTGGTGATCGTTTCTTCTGTGGTTTTGGGAAGAAGCAGCGAGTTCAAACAGCTTGGAGCCTTGCAGGGGCAAACCTGTATTTAAGTATTTATGATGAAAAAGTAAAAGAGATCCTGGCTACGTTAGAAACAAAGAAGAAGAAACCAGAAATTATATTTGTCGAGGTGGCAGCATGAGTGATTTCAATTTTAGACCTGCAAAATCTACGGCAGATTTGCCTATCACTTCTCCAATACATAAGCCTTGCCCTGATATGGCAGGAATGGAGAATCCAGATCCTAAGAAACGAGAGCGAGCGCGCTTTTTAGTGTCGCAGTTACGCGAGAAACACGGCATTAAAAAGCGTGTTAAGGGTAATTCTCGTCCAATGAATTATGTGTGTAGTGAAATTGGATGTGCTGAACCTTGGGGTTCGGTAAGTAATGCTAACCCAGAGGATGTGAAGCAATAAATGAAACCCGAAATTTTGTACCATGTGGCCGGAGCCATCCGGCCTATTGATGAAGTTAAACTTGCCAATGCCAGCTATGAAGCTGGTTTTTTAGGTTCCAAAATTCCGCATTACACAGAATTGGAGCAAAAAGCACTCGATTCTGGAGTAGTTAAATCTCTTCCTGTTTATGATCGCATTTTCAATCAAGAAGCAAGGCACGTCAAAGAGGTTAGGTTAGCTACTGAGTGTTTCAAAAAACAAAACACACGTTCGAAACTCGCCCGCGAAGCGGCGGCCGAAAGGCCGGAGACACTAGGCTTGTCCAAGGGCGCAAAAGTCCGACACGAGAAAAAGCGCTTAAAGTTGGCTCGAATCAACAAGCGTATGAGAGTTATCGGCCAGCCCATTGGCACCAAAACAGAGCTTGATAGCCGAATGGGACATGAAAGCTTTGATGCGTTATACGCAAGTACAGAGCGAAATACAGTCCGAGTTTTGCCACTAAAGCATGAAAAAAGACCACCGTTTGAGAGAAAACTTTCTCCAATTTCACTCCAACTGCAAAAGCGTGACTGGTCTGGGCAAATGCGCGCTCAAATTGTTACCCAAACTCCTGCGGGAAATGCGCCCGAGGCTAATACTGGCACTCGTTATACAGAAAAGCTTACCCCAAAGAGTGTTTCTAACATGTTCGAGAGTGGGGCATATGTCGCTCAGTGTCATGAGGGCTTTACTACTTTCATCACTTTGACTTTTACCCCAGCACAACGTCACGCCATTTTTGGCGCAATGGATGAGGGTATTAATGCTGATGGGCCATTTACTCCAGTAGAGTTTGAACGAGATACCGGTGATCTAATTTATGGCAAAGACGGCCCGTTTACACAATTACCAAAGCAACCATTCAAAATTATTAAACCTCTCGATACTAGCGTTGGTCGTGAGACTTCTCGTTTTCTCGATGGCAGCAAAAAGATGTTTCACCGTGGTTGGTATACCGAAGATGGTGACTACGTTCCTGGGCAGTTCAAAGCTAAGCGTTCACCATTTGGCCCTGATAGAGAAAAAGCTGATTTTCATTATATGTGGGTAGCTGAAAGTCCGATGAATGAAGATGGCGAGCCAAACCCACATGTGCACTTATTGTTGAAGTGGACTGTAGATAAAAAGTATTTCAAAGATTGGGCTAAACGACTGGAGTCGTTATGGGGTCACGGCATGGCACATATCGAAAGAATCAGACAACCCAAAGCAGCCAGTACTTATCTGATTAAAGCTGTCGGTTATGCAGCTAAAGGTGACAATGCAGATCAAGGTTTGATTAAAGGTAATCGATATAGCATTGCTCGTGTTTCTCGTGCGCCAAGCTGGGAAACACTCGCCTCGTTTGAAGCCGATAATATTACGGCTGTGATTCGTGAACTTGGGTACAAGCTTGAACAATGGAAGAAGCCTCTACAAAGAACGATTTCACGTATCAATAAGCAAAAAGCGCAAACAGTCAAAGCTTCCAGTATTGCTAAACAGCAAGGCAAGCCGGAAGCGCATTTGAAAAAACTGCAGTCTCGAATTATTCGTTTAGAGCATGCGGCCAAAAAGACCACGCAAGAAATGAAGTCGAAGCAAATGCATGCCTCTAGTGGCAACCGGTTCTCGATAACTTTTGACGGCAATGAAGCCAAAGAACGGATGGATAACTTCTTGATGTGGGCGGCGGGTGCTCGTGGTTGGTCGATGACTTGCCGAGATGTGGATTGTAGCGACTTGAAGCAAGAGGCCGATGATATATACCAAGAGCAGTATGACTACTTTTTAGAGAGGCGTGCTTATTGGCGTTCGGTTCTTGCTGAACCTTACATACCGGAAGAACCGGACGAGGATGAAGTGAACGAGTGGCAAAGTATAAAAGTCGATTACTTAGAAGGGCGGTTGTATAACGTTTGTATTGCTTAGTAGCACGTAAAGCTACCGAATGTTCATCTGGTGATATCTTGAATTGCGTTTTAGATATGTATCATCCAATTAAACCAACTGATTAAGGTCGATTTTGGAAATAAAAAAGCCGTGATAGCTTGGTTAGTACGTATTTTTATATAACTCGAATTTGGATATTAAGATGGATAAATTTCAAGAAAACGCATTGGCATGGTTTGAAGGAATTGCGAGTGAATCAACTCATCAGAGGGGGGAACCTTATCTGTCGTATGAGGCGTACATCAAAAAACTGATAGAACAGGATTTAGCTCGAAAATGTACTGTATGAATATACAGTGAAATGTTGTATATTCCCTGTGTATATTGGTTAGGGGTGAGCTATGTCATTAGAAGATAAAGATAAATTTCTTAAAGGAATGCAGTTGATTTTGGACGGTGTTTCGTTAAGTACTGAGAATGAATTTCGTATCGATATTGGAATTTATCTGATGGGGCTGCTAATCGCAGATCATAAAGGTGAAATGGATAATGAGAAACTTGCTGTAATGCGAGAGCTAATATCTATTGCGGATGAAATGAAAGGTCCGCAATTTTCCCTGAGTCTGATAGATCACTAAATGAGTGATAGTTGGCGTGAGAGCTCAAGTCGTTTGTTAGGTGGGAGAACTTGGCTTAGACAGGCTGCTAGATCACTTGTTGCTTTTGATGATGGACTAAGTGTGTAGTTGAAATATAAAGACATAACAAATTGATGCCCACACGCTTGGTTTTTACATTCACAATATAAATCGGCGCAATCATTACTCAGGCGGTTAGTCTTGGTGATTATCGAACGCTCGCCACATCCGCAAAAGATACGACTGCCAGATAAACTCGGTTTACTGGCCGCTCCCATCCCTAAATGAATTTTTGAATGTTTTAAAGAATGTTTATACCCAAGAGCACTTACAAACGTGTGACCACAATCGGGGTTTGAACATGAACAAGATAATTCCGCGCAATTTGCATCCGCTGCTTTGCTTCTGCTAACAATCGCGCGTTCACCGCACTTGCAATAAACTCGCATACATTGACCTAACTTAACTGACTGACAGTGTAATATTACGCCAAAGGCTGTGTTTATGTACAGTTCTATGCTTCTGTTCCTATCACAATATCGAATTTCAAATGTAAGTGCTTTAGGTTTCTGATTTCTGGGTCGTTGTTCACTTCATCCATAATCAGTTCGCACACTGGAATGATCTCGTCCTTGGCGTATTCTCTGCCCACCTTTTCTGGGTCGGGGAACGTGGAGCCCGGTTGCGGCATCATACCGCCTTTGCCTGCAGGGTATCGGTGGCCGACCAAAATATCTTGCGCGGTGATGTTCTTGATTCGCTCGAATTCGTCTTTGGTGGCAATGTCGCCCACTGGAATCAATTGAATGCCTTTCTCTTTGCCGTTCGGAATGTTCACAAACATGCTGCGGAAATTACCCACGCCTTTTGAACTGGCAATGGTTTCCTTCATTTTCTTTTCATCTTCTTCACTCAGGTTCGGGTCTGATGCGTAGAAGATAAAGCCCATGTGCGCACCGTTCTTGAAGTAGCGGCGGCGAAATAGTGTGGCGTCTTTGTTTAGCAAGCTGCTTTGCAAGCTGCCTAAGTAATCCGGCACTCCATAGATTTGTTGCTGCAAATCGTCTTGTGGCAAAAAGATGATGTCTTTCTGTTTGTAAACACGTTGGCTACTGTCGCGGCCAAGCATCACAAAATCACCATTCTTGCGGCGGCGCATGTGCATGCCTGCCAGTGGGTGAAGCCTAACGGGTACCCCAAAGCCATTACGAATTTTTAAGAAAGCCGCATCACCAAACGTGAAATAGTTGTTCCCGAAAAATTGAACCTGACGGCGAGTTAAACCACCACCGCCAGTGAAACGGGCTGCAACATGATTTGCACGAGCTTTAAGAATTGAACAGTGATAAGCGTTAGCGCGTGAGGTTTCCGACAAACCTTGGCGCGAAATAGGCGGCTCCCAATAGTTCTCTGAGTCGTTGTAAAACAAATCTGAGTAGGAAGTCATCCAACTGTTTGCATCGACTGCTTCGGGCGATGAGTCAATGTGATAAACCGAATCGGGTGTGTGCTCATCTTGTTTAATTAGTGTTTGTGTTTCTTCGGTCATGCCGTTGTTTCCCAAGTTGATTTAGTTGGCGTTGAATGATCTAACGGTTCGTTAATGCAGGCGTGAGATATCGCCCAAAATGCATCGGCGTGGCCTGTGGTTTGGTTACGCTCTGCTTTGAATGTCATGGCGTTACCACTGGCCGTAGGTACTCGTTTAATTGCCATGAATGCCATGGCAATGTCTTTATGTTCAGCATCAAATTGAAGTCGCTTGGCTTCAACGATGTCGATCATCTTCATCACTAAGCGGTTTTTGTTTTCGTTGCTGTAATGGATGGCGTGAGCTTCACGCGGGTATTTCTTGGATATCAAATCCCAAACACCTCCGCCAATGCCCGTGGTATCAACACCAATGTAGGTGACTTTGTAACGCTGAAAGACTTTGTCGATTTCAGATACGTGATATTGGAAGTTAAGCCCTTTCCAGTAGTGCTTTTCTAATACGCGGAACTTTTCACCTGCCACGGCTGGCGGTGCCACTACCACCAAACACGCATTATCGCGGGTTCGTGATGGGTCATAACCTAGCCATACCTCACGGCGCGCAAAGGGTTGTTTGTTCTTTGGTTTGAAATCTTGCCAGTGGGCTGCATCCACCATGCCTTTTTCAAGGTCTGAGAATTTGAAGACAGACAACGCACCGTCAACGAACATGCACATAAACAGGTTGTTGAAATCTTCTAGGCTGTATTCTTCGCGCAGTTCGTCAATGTCGAAAAGCTCACAACCACCGTTGGCCGCATCTTCAATCGTGACAACATAACGCCACTGTTTGTCGTCACAGAGTCGGCCACCGTCTCGGAATTCGGCAAAGGTGGGGAATTCAAGCTTTTCGCGAGACTCTTTACCTTTGCGCCAAGAGTCGCCCGTCCAAAATGGGTAGGCTTGGTGCATCTTGGAAGATGGCGTGGAAAAGTAGGTTTTTCGCCATTTCTTGTGGGTGGCCATTGCCGAAGCGAGTTTGTTCAGTTCGTCAAAGTTCGGAATCCAAAAGTATTCGTCCACGTAAACATGGCCGTGGTAACTCTGGGCGGTCTTGCTGTTGGTTGATAGAAAGCGCAGTTCAGCCCCGTTCGATAGGGTGATCGGGTTGCCTGATAACTCGATGTCTAAAAACTCTTTGCCAATCGCAATAATGTAGCTGCGGAACACTTCGGCTTGAGCGCGAGACGCTGACAAGAATATTTGGTTATCGCCCGTTAGAATCGCATCTTCTAACGCTTCACCACTGAAATAATAGGTGGCACCAATTTGGCGTGATTTAAGGATGTTACGAATACGCTGTTTAATGTTGTTGCGCATTACGTGTTGATATTCAAACAGGGAATCGTGCCAATCTGCAAAATCATCTTCACTTAGGTGCTCGATGTTGTTTTTGCCTTTCCCTTTCTTTTTACTCTGGCCGCTGCCCTTGCTTTCAGCTTTTGCCCCATTGTTACCCGAGCTGCCTTGCGAAAGCATTCGGTCAGCTTTGGCTTTTGCATCACTCATGGCTTTAAGCAACTTAACGTGATGGTCAATAAGCTTGTCCATCTCTTTAAGCTGCTGATCGGTTTTCTCGTCTTTATCAATCAACACGGCCAAACGGCGGTTAATCATTTCCTCAACAGAAAGTTCGTTCAACAACAAAGCCCAGCCAGATTTCTCTGCCCAGGTGTAAATAATACGGTCGCTATTAAGGTTCAATTGCGCCGCGATTTCCTTAGGAGGTAATCCGCGCAAATAAAGCTTTTTCGCGGCCTCTTTTATTTCATTTGAATATGCCATACCTGCATCATACGCCCCGAAAACTTGCAAATGACTAACCAAAATTCGGATGAATTCGGATATGACGAATATCCGAATTTCTAGGAATTGAAGTGGCTGAAAGGAGTTATTCAAAGGCGTATTGTTTGGGCTCAAAAAGATGGTATTACCGAATTAACATCGAAATTAGCGAGTTAGATGAATGGCAAAAATCAGTGATTGGAAAGTAATTGCAACAGAAGGGCCAACCGTAGACGGGCGCAAGATTACCCGTGAATGGTTATCTCAAATGGCTGAAAGTTACGACCCAGAAGAATACACAGCTTTGATTTGGCCGGAACATCGCCGCTTTTACGGATACGGTGAAAACTGGGGCCGAGTTGTAGAACTTAAAGTTGAAGAACAAAACGGCAAAATGCGCCTGTTCGCTAAGTTGGAACCTAACCAGTATTTACTTGATGCCAACAGTAAGAAGCAAAAACTATTCACATCAATTGAGCCAGAGCCAGATTACAAAGGCGAAGGGCGTTGTTACCTAATGGGCCTAGCTGCGACTGACTCCCCTGCTTCCACTGGTACTTCGTCACTTCAATTTTCTCGTAAGGCTGGCGAAACCACGAGCCTTGAGTGTAGCCACCTTGAAGAGATTGATCTTGATGAGTGCTTTACACGAAGTGAACGCTTTTTCTCGATGTGTAGCCAATTCTTTACTTCTGGTGAAGAGAAGCCAGAGGGTGTACCAGAATCATCGCAACCAGAGGATAGCGAAGTGAACGAAGAGCAGCTAAAAGCAGCATTGCAAACGCAATTTAGTGTTTTTGCAGGCGAGCTTAAAACCGCGATTAAAGATGAACTCACGCAAGAGTTCAGCAAGCAAGACCCAAAGCCGGAAGTTGAGCCAGAAGTTAAGCCGGAAGGTGCAACAGTAGAACAATTCTCTGCTGCGCTGAAAGCAGAGCTAGCCCCTGTTATGGAAAAAGTAACGGCTTTGGAAACTCAATTTAATGCCCTTTCGAAAGAAGTACCCGGTCAACTACCCGGTATTGATGGTTCTTCGGAAGACGTAAGCCACTTTGCATAAGGAGCAATAGCACATGCAATTAACTCAAACGGCTCGTGCTCTGCTAGAGCAATATTGTGCCAAGCAGTGTGAAGTGTTTGCACGACCTAATGTAAGCGAACAGTTTTCGATTTCGGGCCCGATTGAAACGGCACTGAAAAACAAACTGATGGAATCGGTTGAATTCTTAAAGCTGATCACGGTTGAAGATGTAGACCAGATTACTGGTCAAGTGGTCGATGTTGGTACCAACAAACTTCATACAGGCCGTAAAAAAGGCGGTCGCCATACCACCACTTCGGGTGTTGATGGCAACACTTACACGCTAGTTGAAACGGATTCCTGCGCGGTTGCGTCTTGGGATTTACTAAGCGTATGGGCGAACTCGGGTAAGCCGGGCGAGTTCATGAAGCGTTTGAACGAAAATGCAACGCTGAACTTCGCGCAAGACATGATTCGTGTTGGTTTTAATGGTATCGCTTTCGCGGAAACAACCGACCCAGATGCAAACCCTAACGGCGAAGACGTGAACAAAGGTTGGCAGCAACAGGTAAAAGAGAAGTCACCAGACCAAATCATTGATGTGGATGTGTACCTAGACCCAGACGGCGGCGGTGATTACAAAAACTTAGATGCAATGGCCTCTGACCTTATCAACACCAAGATTCATGCGGCGTTACGCAATGACCCAAGCCTGATTGTGTTGGTGGGTGCTGATCTGCTTTCATTCGAGCAAGCGCGTTTGTATGACGCGGCAACCACGCCAACCGAGAAGAAAGCAGCGCAACAACTGCCGAATTCGATTGCTGGCCGTCGTGCAATGTCGCCACCGTTCTTCCCCGGTATGCGTATGACTGTGACCACGCTTAAAAACCTGCATATCTACACGCAGCGTAATACGCGCCACCGTAAGTCTAAGCATTCAGAAGATCGTAAGCAGCACGAAAACTCATACCTACGTAACGAAGGTTACGCGGTAGGTGAGCACAAAGGTTACGCAAGTTTCAACGAAGCCAAAGTTCACTTTGGTGCAACTCCAGCTTAGTAAAAGGTAAATAACAATGCGCTTATCGCCCGGTATGAGAGACAACCTTGCAAAGAAGGTAGACAAAGAGCAGCGACATATTGGCACAAGCCCAGTGGCCGACACCAATAGCCTGCACATTAAGCTGATTGAGTTCGATGAAGACCGCAAGCATCTACGTTCTTTCAATGCGATTGCTGACCGTATCGAGCATAAGCGCAATGTTTTAGTGCCGAAGTACAAACCTTATGTTCAACGCTATTTAGAAAGCGGTGATCAGTTCGAGAACCCGATTTTCACCAACGTGGTGATCTGGTTATTCGACATTAAAGAATTAGATGTCGCGATTGATTGGTGCATGAAAGCCATTGAACGTGACCTGCCAACGCCGGAGAACTTCCGCCGTGATTGGCCAACCTTCTGTGCTGATGAAGTATTGGCATGGGCAGAGTATGAATCTGAACGTGGTAATTCCATTGAACCGTATTTCTCCCAAGTGTTTGAGAAGGTCGAGAAGGAATGGCGATTACACGAAAAGGTGAACGCCAAGTGGTACAAGTTTGCAGGTTTATTCCTGATTCGAAATGAACAAGGGAACCCGCAAGCAACCGCCGTTGGTGATGTAGATGTGTTGAAAAAGGCATTGGTTCTACTGCAACACGCCCACAATCAACACCCAAAAGTGGGAGTGGGTACCCAAGTGAAGAAAATCGAACAACGTATTCGTGCTATTGAAGATGGCAAGAATCTTTAGTCGCAGCGACTAGTAAAGACTCCTATGCCGCCGCGCCTCGGCTGGTGAGGTAAGAGAAGCCTTTGTGCTTACTCGATGCCGTCGACCCAGTGGTTAGAGGCGCACCTATTTAGTGATCGAGAAGCAAGGAAACAACATGAGCTTTGGTGGGAAAGTTAACCGCGCAGAAAATACCGCCTTAATGGGTGAAGGTTGGCCGGATTTATCAACCGATGAATTCCGCCAGTTGCGCCGTATTCCCCACACGTTTGATAACGACTCTTTAGCGATGGCCGTGGCAATTGCAGCAACGGCGATTCAAGAGCGATTAGAAAGCCTGTTGGTTGATGGCACACCGCCAGAACTGAACGTTGTTAAAGCCATGGTGTACAAACGTGCAGTTTATGGTTTGGCCCATGCTGATCTATTACCTGAGTTCGCCACGCAAGACCGCCGCAAGGAAGGGGAAAGCGTGGCAACGGATGAACCAGAACAGGCGGCACGTTTTGTTACTCAGAGTAACCAAGATGTTCGTTTGTTACTTGGCCGCAGTGCCAACGGAATTGAAGCGATATGAGCGACACGGTTTACAACAAAACCAAGCTTGAGCATTTAACGGATTACATCGTTAGTCACTTAAATAGCAACGTTTTGGATAACAAGATTGATGCTTGGCAAGAAAACGGTTCGATTGTGCCAAGTGGTGAAGACCGTGGGAACGGTGGGTATATCGCTTGTTTCTGGAAGTACAACGCGGTGATCTCGGTTGAGGAATTTCCTCACCAGTTGTTAGACCCACGTTGTTTGTTGGCTTTGATTGCTTGTTGGTTAAGTGACCATGAAGAAGACCGCAACGAACAAGAGCTTGAAGACCCGACTTTATCGGTCGATGTGATCAGCAGTGAAACGGCTGATGTGAGTATCGAACTTGAATTGATGGAGCCGATTGAGCTGGTTCCCGATGAAGCAGGAATGATCACTTGGCGCGGGAAGAAATACCGAGTTCAAGCCGTTGAGATTTACACCGCAGAAGAAGCGGAGTTGGTGAATGAAACCGACAGTTAATGTGAATCAAAGGGATGTGCTCAACATGCAAGAAAAGCTTGCCATGTTAGCCCTTCCACCAAGAAAGCGTATTTGGATATTGAAAACCCTAGGCCGTTGGGAAAAAGCCAATACACGCAAACGTATTCAGCAACAAAAAGACATTCGCGGCCAAACATTAACACCCAAGAAAGGGAACAAGCGCGGCAAGGTAATGCGCCGAATGGCAAAGGGGTTAACGCCCTATGTGAGAAACGCCAACACGCTCGACCTTACTTGGAGCAATAAGCTCACCGCAAGAATTGCAGCAAGGCATCACCTTGGTCAAAAGCAAAAAATGACGAAACGCCAAATGCAAAAACGGTGGGGTACGCCAGATTATTCCGCGCCTTGTTCTAAAGGACAGGCGCGAAAGCTAAGGGAATTGGGGTACATGGTACCGCGCAAGAGTGGCAAGGGAAAAAAGAAGCCCACACTCAAGCTGTTAATGGCAACCGTTACCCATGGCCAAGCGGGGCTAATCATTCGTGAGTTGAGCAATCAACCGAGTATGTCGGCTTGGGATATCCCCTTAGCAGAACGCCAGATTTTAGGCAGTAAAGAACGTGAAGTAACCCGCCAACTCATAAAGATTTTTGAGCAGGCCAAGACACGAAAATAAGCGAGGAAATAACCAATGGCAACCGGAAAGGTAGAGGTAAACAACCTCAATTTAGGGCAAGGCGGGATTCCAGAAATTGAACGCCATCTGCTTTTTATCGGCAAGACCGATAAGGCTGAACTACTAGGCAAAGTGACGCGTGTTAATAACATGACCAACCTTGATGAAGTGGTGGCTGATGATGCGTTAGGCGCGAACGTGAAAGCGGCGCAGCTTAACGGCAAACAGAACTGGACAGGTGCCATCTTTGGTTTGGGTGCTGATGATACATGGCAAGCAGCGGTTGATTTAGCCAACAAAAACGATTCGTTCGAAGGGATTTGTATTGTTGATGTTGTGAAAGACAAAGCTGAATTCACAGCCATGCAAGACAAAGCCACCGAGCTGACAAGCAAACTTGGCCGTTGGGTGTTCTTCCTTGCTGCATGCGCTGGTATTGATGCTACCGAAGAGAATGGCCAAACGTGGGCCGATTACGAAACCGGATTGCTTGCGCTTGTGAAAGATGTGTCTGCCAACATGGTGACGCCTGTTCCTCAGCTTAATGGCAATAACGTGGGTGTGCTTGCAGGGCGATTATGTGATCGCGCTGTCACTGTGGCCGATAGCCCGATGCGTGTATCAACAGGCAGTTTACTTGGCCTTGGTGTGATGCCAGTGGACAAAGACGGCAAAGCGTTGGAAATGAGCACGATTAGCGTGTTGGCCGATGCGCGGTATTCGTTGCCGCAATGGTATGCCGACATGGAAGGTGTGTATTGGACAGATGCCACCACACTGGAAGCGAAAGGCGGTGATTACCAATTCCTTGAGTACGTTCGCCCAGTACACAAGCTAAATCGCCGCGTTCGTATCAAAGCCATTCGTCGTATTGCTGACCGAATCCTTAACTCAACGCCACCGAGTATCGAACTTAACCGCACTTACTTCAGCAAAGACATGCGCGATATGTCGAAGACCACGGAGATTGGCGGCATTCAGTTCCTCGGTGAAATTATGCCGCCAAGCGATGAAGACGTGACTATCACTTGGCAAAGCAAAACCAAAGTGGTGATTGGCTTGATGGTCACGCCGCATAACTGCCCGAAAGCCATTGTTGTGAACATTGGGCTTGATCTCTCTAACCCTACAGATGCGGAGGCGTAACCATGAGCATGCGTATTTCTGGCAAGAACATGCATTTTTCACTGGGTGACTACAAGCTAAAGGCACAAAAGGTCACGTTGTCTATCACGGATAATTCCGCCGTTAACAAAACCAATGGTGTGCCTGATGGCTACGTGGATGGTGATGTGGAAGCCAGTGGAGAAATGGAGCTAACCACTCAGCAATTCAATCTATTAAGCAAGGCCGCAAAAAACGCCGGTTCTTGGCGCGGTATGCCGGACTTCGATGCTTTGTTCTACGGCAAGATTGATAAAGACGAACTCAAGATTGAAGCCTTCGGTTGTCGTGTGAAAATCTCTGATTTGCTCGATGCCGATTCAAGTGGTGGTAGCGCTTTGGTTCACAAGCTGCCTTTCGAAGTCACAAGCCCTGATTTTGTTCGCATCAACGGTGTTCCATACCTGCGCCCTGATGAAACCGAAGATTTGGTGCAGTAACTTTTTGCTTAGCAAGTAGGGATCGAAATGTCTGATGTTATTGACCAAGCCTGTGACCTTGAAGCCAAACTCACGGAAGTGGCACTTGCTAACCAGTTGGCAAGGGCTAAGCAAGTTAACCAAAGGGAAAGTGCACATGAATGCGGCGAGTGTGACGAACCAATTCCAGAACTGCGCCGCCAAAAGGTGCCAGGTTGTCAGTATTGCACACCATGCCAAGCCGCAAGGGAGTGAATAAGATGCAAGATTGGTACGACAAAGTAACGGGTTATATCGCTTATTTGATGTCGGCAACGGGTGTGCTGTTGAGTTCAGTAACATTAGAACAATGGTATTTCTTAACCTCCATATTTATTGGTTTAGGCGCGTTATTAGCGAATGTATGGCACAAACGTGCAATGCAAAAAATAGCCAAAGAGAAAGGTGTTTTTATTAATGAAACTAAGTAAAAAAATTCTGTGTTCGGTGGTAGCGGCCATTGGCTTAATTACCGGAGGCAATAGCCTTTATGGTGATGAGTTCACAACGTCAGTCGGCCAAGTGGTGATCGAGGGTGAAGCCCAAGGTGAATTGCGTGTTAGCCCTAAAGCGTTGGACATTACAGGCAATGCAGAAGGGTGCCGACTTGAGCCCTACACCTGCCCTGCGGGATTAATCACAAACGGAATCGGCAACACTCACGGTGTGCCAGACCAACCCATCACGCTTGATCAAGTGGCAAAAGATTGGGTGGTTAACCTGCAAGGTGCTGAGCAGTGCATCGAGTCGGCAGAAAAGGCCGCTAAGCGACCCATGAGCCAAGGGCAGTTTGATGCGTTCACCTCGTTTAGTTTTAACACTGGCTGTTCACGGTTCATGAAAAACCATGATGGTAGCGCCACGCGGATTTTTACTTACATCAAACAAGGCGACTACGAACGAGCCTGCAAAGAGTTACCCAAATGGGTATATGGCGGCGGTGAAAAGTTACCCGGTTTAATGACAAGGCGAGGGCTTGAATATGCTCGCTGCATGGAAGTGGATTAAGTTACTCGCGGTTGGAACGTTGTGCATCACAGTTTGGGTGTTGTGGCTGAAATTGGATGCAAGCCAGTTAAAACAAGTCGCTTTGGCTGAAAAGCTGAATCGAGCCAAGGCCGATAACGTCGCCAACTTGGCAGTGATTAACGCCTTACAAAGTGACGCGGATAAAACGAACCAACTCTTTGTACGGCGTAAGCAAGAACAGATAGAAGCAGAAGGGAAACTCAATGCAGAAATGGACAAGCTTAAAAAGGAAATGGAAAGCATTGATTGCCATATCCCTGCCGATGTTACTGAGCGCTTGCGCGAGCCCTATTGAAACCGTTTCAACGCAGGTGATCGTTAAATTGCCACCTGCCGGAATGTTGGTCCCATGCTACAAGCCACCTGTAAAAGGTACATGGCCCGAAGCAATAACCGAAGACATTCCCAAGTTAAAAGTCGCCGTGACTGCGTGCGATAAACAAATTGAAGATTATTTAAATTGGCGTGCCGAGCACGAAAGCAAAATAGGAATATCAAAATGAGCAAGATTGTACTGACTGTTGGTGAAACTGACCTTGAATTTAACCCAACACCTGCGGAACACGATGAAGCGCAAAACACGATTCTTACTGGTGATGCGAGTGCGGCAGCGCATAACTTCTTGGTGAGCTGTGTGAGCGATGGTTCAAAAGACGCACTGCGTGACATTACCAATGAGAACGCGGGTGCAGCGATGCAGATTTATGGTGCGCTTATTAAAGAGTACACGCCGAAGCTTGTTATCTCAGTAAAAAAATAGATGCGCTTGTCGCGGCCATTGATGGCAGCGACAGGCAAAAGATGTATGCGTGGCGGCGTAAGTGGCTACCCAATGCACCGGATACTGACCAAAACCTTGCTTACGCGATTTGGTTAGAGACGAACCACTGGGAAAACATGCAAGCCGCCACTGCAAACGGGGTTGCCAAAGCCTTTGGCGCTTAACTTTTATCAGCACAAAGAGAGTTGTTGATGTTACCAGAAGCACTCAGATTTCAAGTTGGATTGATTGACCAGATTTCAAAACCTCTGGGCAACATTCAACAACAAATTACTAACGTATCGGCTACGTATCAAAAAAGCACTCACACGATGGCGGCAGGTGCTGCAGGCATGGTGGGTGCAGGCTTTGCGTTGAAAAGTGCGTTGATGCCAGCCATTGAGATGGATAGAAAACTTGGTGAAGTGAAATCACTAGGTGTTGCTGATGACCAACTAAAAACCCTTGCTCAAACCGCGATGAAATTCTCGGTTGAATATGGCAAGTCGGCCACTGAATTTGTGGCCGCTTCTTATGATATCCAATCGGCTATTTCTGGTTTAGCAGGTGACGAGCTTTCCGAGTTTACAAGAGCCTCGGGTGTGCTTGCGGCTGCGACAAAAGCGGATACCGGAACCATCACCAGTTACGTGGGTACCATGTATGGCATTTTCCAAAACTCTGCCAATGAAATGGGCAAAGCCGATTGGGTGAATATGCTTGGTGGTCAAACGGCCAAAGCGGTGCAGATGTTCAAAACTACGGGTGACGGTATGTCTTCTGCGTTTACTTCGGTAGGTGCGGCGGCGACTTCTGTCGGTGTGGGTATGACCGAGCAAATGGCGATTCTTGGTACGTTGCAAGCCACTATGAGTGGCAGTGAAGCGGGTACCAAATACCGTTCGTTCTTGGCGGGTACCGCGAAAGCGCAAGAGGCATTGAACATGCAGTTCACCAATGCCCAAGGTCAGATGCTGCCTATTGTCGATATTCTTAATCAAATTAAAGGCCGTTACGGTGAAACGATTTCGGTGGCAGAAGCGGCAGAGCTGAGCAAGGCGTTTGGTACTCAAGAAGCCACGGCCATGATTCAGTTGCTTATGCAAAATACGGATGGCCTTGCCAACTCAATTTCTGAACTTGGAAAGGTGAAGGGGTTAGATGTGGCCGAGCAAATGGCCGGAACCATGACCGACCAATGGGAACGGTTAGAACAAGGTGTATTTGCGGTGCGAACGGCCTTTGGTGCTGCGTTGTTACCTGCATTGTTGCCTGTGATATCAAGTTTGGCCGATGGTGCAATGGAAATCATCGAATGGACGCAGATGTTTCCAAACCTAACCAAATACATTGGCTTTGCTGCTGTGGCGTTTCTGGGTTTGGTGGCGGCAGGTGGCATGTTCACCATGATTACGGGTGCCTTGAAAGCCGCGTGGGCAATGATGACGTTAGGCGTTGGTATTACTAAAACCGTCACGGTGGCCATGTGGGGTTTATCCAAAGGAGTAATGGGCGTTACGTGGGCATTCTTGAAAATGTCAGCGGCGTTACTGGTGAATCCTCTTTTCTTGATTGCTGCGGGTGTTGTGGCGGCGATTGCTGCGGTTGGTGCCTTGATTTATTACTGGGATGATCTGAAAGCTTCGTTTGGTGACACGGCTTGGTTCCAAGTGTTAACGGTTTTATCTGCTCAAGTTCGAATGCTGTTTGAAGTGATGAAAGGCGGCTGGCAATGGGTGATGAGTGGTTTCTCTGATACCAGTGGCTTTGATGGCCTGTTCACGATTGTTGATGAGGTTCGCGCTGTGTTCGCTAATTTGTTTGGTTGGATTAGTGAGAGCTTTGGCAGCGTGCTTGAAACGGTGAAAGGTGTAGCAGATTGGATACCGGGCTTCGGTAGTGATGATGAATCATCCACTGTGAAATCCAAGTCAGTGAAAAGCGCAACGCCTTACGCGCAAGTTCAGCCCGGTGGCGCGGCCAAGAGCATTGCAAGCTATCAAACCAGTTCGACCAATTACGGTGGTGTGGCGATTTATCCAACGTATATGTCTAGCCCTCAAGACATGGCAAGTGAACTCGAAATGGCGGCAGGCTAATGGCGAATTTTATCTATCAAGATTTGTTAATCGAAAACGGCGATGTGGTGTTGGATGCAGGCCGAAACCCTGTGTTGATTCGAGACCGCGCCGTGATCGCCCAAGACATTAAACACGCCATCATTGAAAGCAATTTGGCTGTAGAACTTATCGCTGAGCGCAGCCCATCAAAGAAAGCGGATATTCGCACTCGGTTGGAATTGTTGGTTGAAGAAGATGTGCGTTTAGTGCCGGGAACGGTGAGGCTTGAAGAGCCAAGCGAAGGCACGATTTATATCTTTGCCACTACGGCAGACTTTGGTGATGTGACTTTTGATATTACAACTTCGGAGATAACAAATGGCTGAGATTCCAAAACCGGATTATTCAGAGCTGGTTAAGCAATCGGGCATTCCTACCGATTCGGCAAGTTGGAAAAAAGTGCTGAAAGATGAGATGGCCAAGGAAGAGTGCATTATCTCTAATGATTCGCTTTTTTCCCCGTTCTGGCGATTGATTGAATCTGCGGTGGTGCAAGTGACGTTGTGGCTTATTAATACGTTATTGGTGGGTTACGTTCTGCCGAATATGTTCTTAGCAACGGCGGTTGACCAATGGCTAGATTTGCTTGGTTGGCAATGCAAACTTGATCGCAAAGGCGCAACCAAAGCTAAAGGGTTTATTGCTTTTCAACGTGCGGCAGTGAAAGGCCCTGCGTTAGTTATCCCGATGGGGGCTTGGATTCAAACCGAGCCAATTAACGGCAAAATTTACCGCGTTCGTGTGCTTGCAGATACCACCATGCCAGAGAACGAAACCATGGTGACGGCGGAGACGGAAGCCGAAGATGAAGGGGCGGCTTATAACTTGGGTGAGGGTTATTACCACATATTACCCACGGCTATTTCTGGCATTGCTGCAGCGATGAACCCTGCGGAATGGTTAACCGAAGCCGGAGCCGATAAGGAAAGCAGCGATGAGTTTCGTCTTCGTATTCGTAACCAATGGAGTGCGGTGGCTAAGTGGCATATTGATGCGGCTTATCGTGCTTTGCTGACAAGCCGAGCGGGTATCAACGACGACAATGTGTATTTTCAACATAACGCACCGCGTGGGCCGGGTACCGCCAATGCGTATATTTTGCTTGATACGGGTGAACCATCAAGTGAGATGCTTGCTGATCTGAATGAGTATATTCGAAGCCAAGGGCAACACGGTCACGGTGATGATCTGCAGGTAATGGCATTGCCAGAAAACGAAGCGAATGTGGTGTGTCGTATTTGGCCACAACGTTCTTTGACGATGGAAGAACGGGAAGCGCTTCAAACTTCAGTTGAACTATTCATTGGCGCGGCATTCCGTGAGAATACTGATTACTCTCCAACCGTAACTAACCCGCTTTTACGTTTTAGTTTCTCAAGGCTTGGACAAGAGCTTCACGACCAGTTTGAACAAATAGAATCTCTCGAATTCGATAATGACGACATCATTAATGATTTGTCGGTACCACGCATTAAAACGTTGGGGGTGTCGATTGAAAATACCTGAGATTAACCTTCGTTACTGGATGGGCCGAGGCGAAATAGCCAAGTTTGCCCGAGCAATGCGCAATTACTGGGGGCATGTGAAAGCGGCGTTCGAAATGCCGCTGCAACAACATGACCCACTGATCGCACCGATGGCGGTTGTCTATGTTCTGGCTTGGCAACGTGGCGTTGAGAAGCTAGGGCAAGAGCCGGAAAGTTTGTTTCGTGTTCGCGTAGCTCATGCTTATGGGTTTTCGCGTGATGCGGGTTCGGTGTCTGGTTGGGAGGACATGTTTGAAAAGTTAGGTTATCCGCATATCACGCAAGATGAGCGATTAACCAATGTTGATTGGGATGTGATTAACCTAAAGATTCAAGATGGCGATTTAACCCACGTTCCCAAGTTACTCGATACGGTGATTCGCCAATATGGCCGAACGTGTCGCCGCTATCAATACACCAGTTATGTAGAAATGCCGTTGGCAGCGCGCAGTAAAACGATTGAAGCGCAATACACAACGTCACATGTAAAGACCCGTATAAACGTTGGCATGTTACCGAATATGTTGAATGTCGACTGTGAATATTACCAAGCCACTGCGAAAGGCTAAGGATTTAGAATTAATGGCAAATGTATCTGATAAATCAATTTTAACCGCAGCAGGTAAAGCGCTATTGGCGCAGCTTAATGCGGAAGAAAAGGCGCTGGTCATCGATAAGATGATTTTTGCGAATGTGCCAAACCGCCCAGAGTACCCGCAACCGGATGATGTGGTACCGACTGATAATGTGGTTCATCAAGCTGCCGTTGAGCAACGTGGCCGACTTTCGGAAGATTCGGTGATTTACAGCACTACGCTTGCCAGTAATGAAGGGCCGTTTGAGTTCAACTGGACGGGTGCTTACTGTTCTGAATACGGTGTTTTAGTAACGATTGACCACCATTCACTGACGCCAAAAACGGTCGATGAGCCGGGTGTTTCGGGTAATACGTTGGTGCGTTCGGTTGTGCTTGAGTACAAGGATATTGCTGAAATCACCAATATCACGGTGGACGCTTCAACATGGCAATACAACGCAACACCACGCATGAAGAAAATGGACGATGATGTAGCCCAAGCGAACATCGACCAAAACGGCAAAGATTGGTTTATCGAAGAAGGTTTCTTGGTTACGCCTCAAGCCTCTGCATTCAGTATTAAAGCGGGTGCCGGTTATGTGTCGGGCAACCGTGTCGCCCTTGAATTTGATCGCAGCATTCAAGTACCGAACAAGCCATCGTTCATTTATATCGATGCGCACCGCGAAGGAACGCCAACAGGTGAGCAAGTTACGTTGTTCGATTTTGTTGTGTCTGCAGAAGAGAAAGACGATTACATCGACTCTTCAACGGGTAAGGATGTTGCGCACTTTATTTGCAAAATTGCGCAAGTGTTGGGTGATGGTTCGGTTAGTGACTTAAGGCTGGAGGGGGAGAGTGCGGGGAAAGATTGGGTCTCTGGGAATTTTAATCAAGTCTTTCAATCTGTTTCATCTCTGAAAAAAGCAGAAGTTAAGGCAGGTACATTGGTTCAAACAATCTCTTATCATGACGGATGGGCAGCCAAGCTTCGTCATCCTGTTGGGGGTGGTTTGTATTTTATTACTGAGGTGAACAGTGTTCCTGCTCTTGATGGTAAGTTTGACTTCCACGTAGGTAACGGTTTAGCCGCTGTATTAACAAAATCATCGGTGCTTAATGTTTATCAAGCGGGTGCATATGGAGATAAGTCTTATGATGATCAACCGATTATTCAGCATGTTTTAGATTATGCAGAAAGCAATAATAAACGGGTGGTTGAAGTACCAGATGGCCACTACTCCCTCTATTCTACTCTTTCGGTTCCTAGGTCTGTACAGCTAATCGGCAATGGTTGTGAAACATGGACCCACGATGAGGGCACAGTTTTTTGGGGGGAACATAATGATGTTATCGTTATGGTTGGTCGAGAAAACATGCCAAGCACCTACCGAAATAGAGGTATGCACATTGAAGCATTTAAGGTGGTCGGTCGTGATATGGTGGGATGTGGCGTATCAACTCCAAGAACATCAAAAAATTCTGAAAGACCGTCGGCATACAATTGGTCAGCAAGGCGAGTCGTAGTGAAACAAAGCCTTGTTGGATTTCAATATGATAGTACATGGCATGTACAGGCAGACCAGTGTGTGGCGTTAGATTGCGACATTGGACACCGTTATCAAGGGATCGGAGGAACAAGCTCAAACTTTAATGGGCTTCTAGCTTACAGCACTCGGAAAGGATATGAATTTTTAGGAGATGGTTGGACATACAGTTCTTGGAATTCTTGTGGCTCAGATGGTTCAGAAATCGCGCTAGATTTAAAAGGGGGATCATTCAGAGGTTCGTCATTTCGTAACTTTGGATTTGAAAACACATCAAGAATTGGATTGCTGATCGACAATTCTAACGCAATTGCCATTTTTGACGGTCTTAATATTGGAATACATGATAATCCCTCCGTCACCATGATTTCCGTCAATAGTGCTGAGCTTGTTAAGCTGAATGATGTTCGTTGTACATCCAGCGTTCTAAATCAGTGTCGGTTTATCTCAATTAACCAAATAGGCTCACTTGGCCGAGTTGTCTTTGATAATTTATCTCTTTATAGCGGTAATGGTGGTGATGTCGGTGATATTTACCACGAAAAAGTCATGCTCAGAGATAGTAATATCGACGGGGTTAAATACACCCACGCAGTAGGTGGGCTGGATGGTAAAGACTCAAGTTTAGTAGGTTATACATCTAGCGATCAGAATAAATCTAATTTGGCTGTTATAGCTACACATATTTTAGCTCAAGCGGATGTCGACGGAGCCAGTCGTTATCTTACAGGTTTGCCTGTTTTTGATACGTCAAACATTCCAGATTTTGAAACCGTTAAATTCACGAATGTTGGCGGTGGTGAGTTTGGATTTAGAACTGAAGAATATACAGCTGGAACGGGAATTGTTAGAAATCCTACGCTGTCACCAACAACAACGGTAAGGTTGACTACTCCTGGAGATTACGTGGTCTTCCAAAAGAGACCTGATGGTAAGCTTTATGAAATTGAAAAGTTTGTGGTTTAAGTATGCTAACCCTAAACGGCACCCAACTTCCATTAAAGAACCTACGCATTAGCATTCGTCAGCAATTGGCCGGACAGGATATGTCCGGCCAGACCTCTGCAACCGACCAAGCGGAAACGGGCAACAAAGGTAAAATTCTGAGCGTGAAAGGCGTGATCCCATTTACCAAAAAGCAACTGTTAACCAACCTGTTCAGCATGGCAGACGCACAAGAAAACCAAGCGAGAACCATCTACCGGATTAGCAATAAAACGGCAGAAGCTTTGAAGATGCGCCAAGTTAAGTTCCAAGGCTCAATCCGAGCCGAGGAACAAGACACCCACCGCCAGTGGAGCGTGTCATTTGAATTGGTCGAATACCTTTCAGTTCCTGAGCGAGTAGAACAACGCCAACCGGACAAACCTGCAGCACAGCAAAAAGTGCAAGGTGTGAACATGCCAATGGATGCCGGGCAAAGTGACGATGTACCGCCGGGAACCGAAGTGGAGCTAACATTGCTTATGCGAGTTCTTCACGCTACCGAAAACGCTTTGGGCTAATGGTGGATTATGACAGCCAACAACAAATTTTTGTGTCGTGCTTACCTTGGCAAAGAGAAAGCCAAGGCAAAAGACCACCGCATAGTATTTAGTGAAAATACGCCGGGTCGATGTGAGCTGACGATAGAAGGGAACCCAGACGCCAACACCATTGTGGCTGTCGATATTGGTTGGGGCGATTCAATAGACCGAGTATTTCTTGGTTACATTGAGCGTGTTCAACCTGCAGAAAAAGGTTGGTCTAAAGTGTTTTGCCGAGAACTCTCGGCAATTCTTTATAAACCACTCAACATCTTTATGCGTCACCCAACACTCATGCAATTACTAAGCGAAGTCACCAATAAAACGGGGCTTCAATTTGTGGTACCAGAAAAAGCTTACAGCAAATCGGCAATACCTTGCTTCTACAGTGACGGCAACGGATACCGAGTCATGGACGAACTAGGCCAAGCATTCAGCATGGATGATTTTTTTTGGCAGCAACAAGGCAACGGCCAAATATACGTTGGCAGTTGGAAAGATTCATTTTGGGCGAATAAGTCGGTACCAATCCCAAATGAACTAATGACCAACCACACGGCCAACAAATCGGTAAAGATACCGGCTATCCCAAAACTCAAGCCGGGCGTCATGGTTAATGGCCATCGGTTAGTTGGTGTAGAGTTTGAAAAAACGGAGGCAAAGCTAACATGGATGTGAACGTTATTAAGCGAATCATCTTTCGATTGTTCCCCGAGTTTACAGGCCAATGGCATTTGCCAAGGTGGGGAAAAGTTGTCGCATTGCCCGAGCTGCCAGAAGAGGGCGATTTGTCTGATCGCTTTTATCCTCATTACGCTGTCGATGTGAAGTTACTCGATGAGAAGGGCATGGAATACGAAGACAAACCGCCACTGCAGGCGGTACCACTTCCCGTTCCCGGTCTTGGTGATCGCGCTGGACGACTTGAACCACCTGCAGTTGGCAGCATTGTTGAAATAGGGTTTATGTTTGGGCAGCCAGATAAACCCTTTATTCGTTGTGTTCTTCCGCTTGGCTTCAAGCTACCGGGCATTAAAGAGGGAGAAAGCCGATACCAACAACGACCAGGTGTTTATCAGCTAACCGACAAAGACGGCAACTTTGAAAGAAAGACAGACCAAGCCGACAAACTTGAATGCCTAACTCAACAAATCAAAGTACTAGAAAATCGAATCGCTGAGATTGATGGCAACCATACCGAAACCGTCAAAGGTAAAAGAACCATCAAAGCTAAGAACATCACAGAAGATGCCGACACCATAAAGTTCAATGGTGGCAAAGGCGTTTGTACTGGCGCAAGCATTTGCCCGTTTATGGGTAAACCGCATGTGGATGTATCAACAACCGTTTACGCAGGTAAGTAACAATGGCAATAAGCAAAGGCTCATTAAAGCAAAAGATAGAAGCAGAACTGAAAGCCAAAGGCTTCGTGCTTGATGGTGAATTTGCAATGGCTGGCATGATGGCCGAAGCCATCGCCAACGCCGTGGTGGATGAGATAACCCAGAACGCAGAAGTTAAAGTAACAGGTGGCAGCTCTGCCGGAACCTACAAAGTAAGCTAAACCCCACCGCATTCAAACCAAGCGCCCACCAT